GCAATGGCCGAACGCCGTCAGTCGCCCCCCTTCGGCGGGGCCTACCTCGATCACGTCCCCCGGCTGATGCCTCTTCCCCGTCTCCTGGTTCGCGCAAGGCGTGACACATCGAAGTTTCATCCTCAGCCCCCCGTGACGTTCTTCCAGATTTTGTCAATCTCGTTTACCGCGCTCATGGCCCCGATGTACTGCTGCACCTGCTTTTCGTGGTGCGCCATCTGCGCCTGCGCCTGGTTCGCCCGCTTCTGCATGGATTTCTTCATGCTCTCGATCTTCGCCCTGAACGGCAGTTCCTTTGCCTCTTCATACCCGTACATGAAGCGCGTCTTGAGAAGATCGCAGGTATCGGGGAGCCAAATCTTGATGCCCATGCCGACGGCCAATCCGAGGAAGTATTCGCAGCTCGGGCGTTGCCAGAAATACTCGGAGTCCACCGCCATATCTACGCCGTAAATACGAATCTCCTTGAAATCCTCAAGGATTGCGTAGGCGATCTGCCACGAAATCGTATTCGTGAAGTACGTCCCGAACCGATCAATAATCTGCTTGAACGGGAACGCCACGGCGTTAGGCATGAAGGGATTGGGTTGCTGGCAGTAGACGGGGAACGGGAGTTTGCCCAACTGCGTCAGGTAGTCGGGGACGGCCTGCCCCCGAAAATCCTCTTTCCCTCTGCGAAGCCACTTGCCGCCTTCGCAGGTGATTTGATGGATCTCAAACCACCTTGACCACGGCCCCGGCATGGTAAGGAAAAGATTGTTGACACCCCAAAATTCAAACTCATCCTTGAGGTGGAACGGGGTTTCGGACTTGGAGTCCGAACAGCCGACGATGCAGAGTTTTTCCTTTTTCTTCGCCTCCTGAATCTCGCTCATGTATGCCCTCCAGCATAAAGGTTAAAGGGGCAGGCCCCGCGAGGAACCTGCCCCCGTGTTACTAGCTAGACAGTTTGCCCTTGAACGCAGGCGGCATGTAGCGCCCGCCCGTGCGGATCACCGTGATTGCGGCCCGGCAGGATGTAGCCGCCGTGCTCACCTTCACGCCGAGGTAACGCTTGTTCGCCGTCGAGGTAAGCTGCTCGGCCTTGATGTCGAATGCGCCGACCGCATTGTTGACCACCGCCGACATGACCGCAGAGGCATTCAGGCCGATGTCGCCAACAGCGGCGTCAGCCAGCGCAATGCGGATGGAGTCGGTCGTGGGAGTGGTCAGGGTCAGGACGCCCGTGGAAAATCCAAGGGTGCTTTCCAGCCCCGTCTTAAGGGAGTCGATGGACCCGGCAATACCCGTGTTGACGGTAGAGCCGACCGTGGTGCCGAAGTTGATGTTGGTCGCGTACTGCAACGTGGAGCCGGAAGCCCACGCCGCCGTCGAAGTCGTGTAGGTGAACTTCTTGCTCACCGTGCCGACGGAGAGGGTGAAGAAATTGCCGTCCGTCGAGGCCGAAGAGAACGTCAGGGTAAGGTCGCGCACGCCGGAGCCCGCCGCGATGTTCGTCGCAGCGGTACCGCCGACCACGATCCCCGTCTTGCTGCCAGCAGCCGTGGTGCCAGCCGCCGTGGCATTCGAGGACTCCGTCAGGTCGATAGTCACGCCGCCCGCCGCGTTGCCCTCGACGTTGACGACAATGTAGGCGTCCGTGTACTTCGACATATCGTAATTCTGCGACACGGCAGCCGCAGCCGAGGTGAGGCTAAGAACCTCGGAGTCGATTTTCAGTTTTTCAGAGAGTTTTCCGTAGTTCATGGTTTCGTCACCTCCTAATTCAGCACGATGAAGGGCGACACGGTGTTAGCCGCGCTGCCTTCAAGCGGGATAGGCGCGTCGAGCCAGGGCTGGCCGTCCACGTTCCAGAAGATTTTGAGGACGCTCCGGTTGGTCGTGAAGTAGACATGCTCGGACATGGCGACGAAGGGACCGGACCCGTCTTTGATGAGGTAATAGCCGAGATCTGCCAGGATGAGGTCGCCAGCCGTCCCGAGGGCAACCGACCGCTCATGGAACAGAACGGGGATGCCAAGCAGGGTCGGGGGCATACCGGGAACCGCAGACTGCATCCATACGGCGTTGCTGCCCGTCGCATTGTCAACCATCGTCGCGAGCTGCGGGATGGTCGTCTGAGAAGCAATCCAGACGGGATTGCCGCCCATTTTCAGGCGGGCGAACATGCCGACAACGTCGGCGTATGCAATCTGGTTTGCCGTGGTGCGGGCGTAGTTGATGCGGGCGGGCGAGGCGGTAATGCCGAGGGGCCTGCCGACACCGTTGCCGCTGTAGAACGCGTTTTCCTCAGCCGCCGTAATGGCAAGACGAAGCTGGCGCTCACAAACGGACGCAGAGGCCGTCCAGTTGCGAAGCAGCTTGTCGGTGAGGACGAGGTGAGCCGCGACTTCCTTGGGCTCCAACTTGATCTGCCGGATGTCAACGTCCGTCTCGGGCTTGGTTCCCCCTTCCGCGATCCACTGCACGGTCACGCCGCCGTACATGTTTTTCGCTGCACCCTGGTTGAGTGCCGCCATCGAGATGGCCGCATCCGGGGGGGAGCCAGCCGGGATGACCTGTGCGCGGGGCCGGAAAATCGCCGCCTGCGGGTCAATCGCCAGCAGGCCGGGCCTGAACTGCTCGGGCACCATGAAACCGCCCTTCGTTCCGGTCCCCATCGACTGTTCGCGCTCTTCGTAAAGATCGTACAGCCGGGGGTCGTCCCTGCGGGACACGACGGAAAGAAGGAAGTCCCGAAGGTCAACAAACTCCTTCGGGTCGGTCTTCTGCGCTTTGGACGAAAGGCGAATCGTCTTCGCGGGCTTGCTCATGGCCGCTTCCTCAGCCATCAGCCGTTCCTCGCGCTCGATGTCCTTGTCCAGTTTCGTGATCGAGGCTTCGAGGGACTTGTACTCGGTATCCTCGGCCTCCGTCAGATCGCGGGTTTCGTTCTCTGCCAGGTCGAGGAGCGCCCGCATCCTCTCAATGGCCTGGGCCTTTTTCTCTTTCAGTTTTTCAAGTCTGTTCATCTGGATGAACCTCCTGCGATTAGAGCCAGCCTGCGTCTAAGCAAGGCTGTCTTGAATGGTTTGTATTTCAACGGTCTTGCCTGTGACTGTGACCAGCAGTCGTGGCTCCGAACCGCAACGTCGGTTTCCTGATAGGCCGGGAACGTGACCGGCGAAACATCCCAAAGTTTCACCTTCTCAAGCGTGCGAAGGTCTTTGGCCGCGTTCTCTTCGGTTTCCCAACTGTCCTTGATGGTCTGGAACCCAAAGGACATCTGCGAAATGTCGCCCCGCTCGATGGAGGTAACGAGGTCGCGCCCAACCTGCGTGTCAGGCGGGTCGATTTCGACGTAGAGCCCCTGCTCGTCCTCGCGCATGGTCAGCGTGCCCGCCTTGTTTCGCCCGAGGATGAAATTCTCGTCGTGGTTGAACAGGGCGCGGACATCATCCTTGCCTATGGACTCCGAGAAGGCCCCCGGCGCGATCCGCTCACGGAACCAGCCGAGATCCGTCTCGGAATTGAATACGGCGGCATGGCCCCGGATCAGCTTCTTTCCGTCTTCGCGTTGCTCGACGCGAAACTCACTCTGTAGCGTCCTGCGTTCCTGCTTCATCGAGGGGTAAATCCTCCTGCGTTCCTTGCGTGCTGCTCGTATTCGGGTTCTCGTAGGTGTCCCCGCCTTCCCTCGGGTTCATGTTCTCGAGGGCGCGGACCTCATTCGGGCTCATCCACCGGTTCGTGATTGCCGACGCATACGCCTGATAGCGGGTTGCCGTGTCGCCCCGGAGAAGGGCGTCGAGCTTGAACTCCGCGAAGTAGCGGCCCTGCTCTTTCTTGGTCAGCAGCGTTTTGTTGATGGATTGCTCGATACGGACGAGCCACGGCCTGATGCAGTGGATGACGAAAGACATCATCATCTGCTCGGCGCTGGCATAGGTTGTCGTCGTGTCTGGGTGCCCGATGAGGATGCACGGGACGCGGAAGAGGCGGGCGATTTCCTGCACCTGAAAACTGCGGGTTTCGAGGTATTGGGAATCCGTCGCGGACATGCCGACGTTCACCCAATCCATCCCGTTTTCAAGAACGATGATCTTGAATTTGTTATCGCCGGAAAGGGCATCCTGTACGGACGTTTTCAGGCGGGTATGGGCGTCTTCCTTGAGGGTGCCGGGATGCTTGACGATGCCCGATGTTTTTGCCCCGTTCTTGTAATATGAGATACCGTGATCCTCGGCGCTCATGGCAAGGCCGATGGAATTCGCGGCAAGGGTGATCGGGGAGAGCCCGAGAAGACCGTCAGAGGACAGCCCCTTGAGGTGCCAGCACTCGGACTGAGAAAGGGTGATCTGCTTGTGGCTGTCCGGGTCGCGGTACTTGTACTGCACATCGTAGTTGGTAAAATCCTTGAACTCGGGCTCCACCTTGTCGGGATGAAGGGGGATTATTTGCAGGACACGGCCCGCGTTGTCCCGCTGAATGAACGAATAGGCGTTGCCGCGCAGGGCAGTGTGCCCCACCTGCATTTCTCGGAACTCATGGGCAGTCTGGAAATTGTTGGGGGAATCGTGCAGGAAGGGATAAAGCCAATGCCCGTCGGCAACGTCCTTGCCGCCGTCCTTGCGCCGCTTGTAGACCATCAGGGGAAGCGATGCGATGGTTTCCGAAATGACGCGGACACAGGCAAAAACCGCCGACTGACCTAAAGCCGAGTCGGCGTCTACGTTGTAACCCGTCTTGTTTTGACGGCCTAGGAGCCGGATAATCCAGTGGTTAGGATCGTCCACGCCCCTGCGTTCGATAAACTTTGCAGCAAAGTCTAGCAGTTTGCCCAAATATGCAACCCCTGGCCAAGGTCGTTTTGGCTAGGCGGTTCGATCAATTCTACATCGAGGGGAAGGCCGTCTATCCGGCCCGCGAACCGCCGACTGACACCCATGCGGGTGAGTCCTTGGGCGATATTTGGACACAAAAAAGCCCCACCGTCAGGGACGATGGGGCACCATTTCCGCTATGTTGAATGTTTTTTTTAGTTTATCGGCTCTTTATGGTAGCCCTTCGCTTCCATGCAAGAGTGAAATACCCTTGCACCACGGATCACCATGTCATCGAGATTTCGCATTGAGCCTGTCGCCTTGTCAGATTCAAAGTTGCACTCCCGCACTGCCTGTTCATATTCGGCTTGCGTTGCGCCCGCCTTCGCCCACTTCCACGACGGGGCACAGGACACCGCCAGCAATACACAGCACGCCAACAGAATCAGCCTTTTCATTTTCTTGCCCTCCATCTCTGCTATTCGTTTGACGATTGCGATAGTATAATAATCTCCACCACTTCCTGCCTTGGTATTCTGAGCACTTTTTCGGAGATTTTCAAGCCCTTTATTTTCCCCTCATCGTGCCATTTGTAAACAGCACTCACGGTTATCCGAAAGAAATCAGCTACTTCCCTCGGCGTGTAAAGCGCCTTCTGCGGCAGGCCGTCCAGGTTCGTGCTCATGGCAACCTCGTGAAGACTACGTTTTCGATGTTGACGTTTTCTCCACTGCGCCACGGTTTGAACTTGGAATGGTCCGGCGTAGTGTTAAAAACGTTCTGGTCCGTGTATCCGTTGACAAGGAACGTTTGCCGTATCCGCTGCGCCTCTTCCCCCGTCTTGCCCATTTCGATGAGGCAGGACTTAAAGGCGCGGTCCGCAATCAGGCCCTTCATGCCCTCGATAACTTTTGCTTCCTGCCCGTCTATGTCGATCTTGATATGGTCCGGCTTGCCGAACATGGCGGCGAAATCGTCCAGTGCGTAGATATGGACCGCGTAACCCGTCTCGCCTACCTGCCCGCCGCTGGCCCCCGCTTCCCCTATCTTCATCCCGAACCGGCTTATGCCCGTATGGTCCGACACGCCCGCAAGCAGGGGAAACGCGTTTCCGAATCGGTTTAAGTGGCAATTCTGCACTAGGCTGAGGTAGCTTGAAATCTGAGGCTCAAAGGCCACTACGGGGCTATTGGGCAGGAGGTGGCAGGCGTACAGGCTATACATGCCGATGTTCGCCCCTACGTCGTAAACGGTCTGCCCGTCCTCGAAAGACCGAATCCACGCGTTCGTCTCGG